CTAAAAGAAATTAACTTTAAAAGGCAACGTCATATCGAGCGTATTGGATAGGAATTCTCTCATCATCACATTTATGGTAACTCGGGTCATACTCATTCTTCTTAATCAATGTTTCCCACTTCGGGAATCCATTAAGTATCTCGGTCACACTAACGCCTCGTCTACGAAACTCTTGCCAATCTCCTCCTGTCATCTCCTCCAATCCTTCTTCCAACATTAGTCTCTCATTCATTGGATTAACACTATACTCTAGTGCTACTTGATAAAGGAAGAATAGACCGTCATATGCAATTCGATTTGAGGCGTATGTCCCATAAGCATGACCTATACAGGATAACATTATTTCTATTGGTCCTCTGCTCCTGACGTCTCGACCCCAACCAACCCTAACCCAGAATTCAAAGGCTTCTCGAAAAGGCAAATAACGGGGCTGCCTATCAAGTGCAACATAAGGATTTAACACTGCTTGCTGCCTACAGAACGTCATCCCCTTATGAACTAAGTAACCACCTTTTTGGCTACTGAGGAAGCTTATTCCATTTCTTAACCCCCTAATTCTCACCCCAAAATGTTCCCACATAAAATGCACAAAAACAGTTCCTCCCAAATATTTCTGCACTAAAGGATCATTAGTCATGTTGTAGACATGATCGTCCCCATACACAATTAATGCCACGAGCCACATCATTGCATCTTCTAACTGCTCCTTGTGGGAATCTGGAGCATTCATTATCTGGAAAACACCAAATAGGAAAAACCAAAGACACATTATCCATGAGTCTCCATGAGATGTATTATAAATTCCACTCGGCATACCTCCAGTCTTAAAGCCCCATATCTTTCCGAACATATGCGTTAAGCGCACCACAATTGTCCGTATCAAAAACCTCGTTATCTTCTTCCTCATCTCATAATCTGGTCCTGTGGGTATATCATAGACCAATCCAAAAGAAAAGTATAGATCGATGAATCTCTCCCAAACCGATTGGTCAAAATTTTCAACGTCTCCTTCCACCAATATGTGAAGCCACTCAGTGAGAATATCAATTTTTAATTTCTTGGCTATCTCATCCATTCCTCCATTACTCCATTTCATACCCACACATATCGGTCCTCTCCGTTCAAGCATCATCCGAAGCTCACTCACCATTCTCTCCATTAAGATAAATATTGAGCTTGGGATAACAAACAATCGACACTTATGTCTCCATGCAGCATAAGCGACAGGGTCATATTGTTTGTCCTTAGAGTAATAAACTTCATTTTTTCCCGTATTGTTGAATGCGATGAACAAATCAACAGCCTCTTCATCAGTCAACCAGTCAAGAATACTCATCACATCAGCTTCAAAAACCTCAGCTTTTTTTTTTGCGCCCACTTTTAAAGGAACGGCCCCTTGAACTACAAATTCCTCCACAATATTAAGTCCTGCTGAAGTTCCTAAATTAGACTCTTCTAGCCCTTCAAACGTTATCACCGGATTCAACGTCCCCCATTTCTCTCTTGTGCCAATATGGTGATACAACAATTCGATAGCGTGATTCATTCCTTTCATCGCAACCATCGTACTACTACCAGGAGTTTGCACGGGACGAATTTGTTTCAAAACTGCATCTGCCCATTTATTTGGATAAAGATCGGCTAAGGCAGATACAGCGTGAAGCTTTCCACACGTTTTTCCAAAGGCTGCATTATACATTGAGTAATATTTAGCTAGTGCCATACTTTGGAGAGATGGTATTCCATTTTTCTTATAGAACCAGGTATTGTGGCAGTTACATTTACCACCATGGTCACACGCTTTCCATTCTTCTTGACAAGGCATGTAACTCGGATCATCCACCCAGATCTCTCTAGGCCATCTTCTCTTCTGTTTCTTCGTGAATGGCTCAACACACAATTTCTCAAAATGTCTCGCATCAGCCTCCTTAAAAATTTTTTTTACTAAAGGAGAAGGCATGACGAGATCAACTGAACTAGGGAATATCGCATGTCTCAATTGTGTAGGTGTTAGAATGAAGTCTTGTTTCGGAGGGATCCTAGAAATAAACCGATCTACTTCAAAGTCTCCATCATATGGCATAATCTGTCCTTGTTCCATTCTATATTTACTAAGAAGATCAGCCGAGAAGTCTTGACACGATTTCTTCACACACGTTGATTCTACATTTATTTCATACGTGTAACCTGCAAACTGATTCAACCCAACGGCTGTCATTCTGCAGAGACAATTCATATGTCCGGCCGTCTCACATCCAGGTACAACTCTTGATTTATCAAAAATAAAATAATCATTGATATACCTCCCACTCCGTCGAAAAATATGCTTTATCATACTAAAGTGAATGTAATGTAATCGACGAATATGGGGCTGCAACAGGTACAACGGGCCACGTGGTGTACGTAGCGCTATTGATCAAAGAGTTATAACTGACCGGCTTCACAGGCAGTCAG